ATACCAAAACAGGGCAGATTACCTGCCCATCCATTAGCACCTGTCTTAGGATATAATATGTTGTTGTATATACTTGATCGCTTATCCCAGATGTCTACCTCTCTGGACTTAAGGATGTAATCATTAGTATAAATCTTTGCTGTCAGATTCGTACCCTTCTCTTCCCAATCTGCCCAAGTATGTTGATACTCAAGGTCAGGTAATGTTTTCCAGAGTGCTTCTTTATACTTGTCCCACATATTAAGTACCTACCCCCTTACGTTCTCTTCTTCCCATAGGTTTAGGTGGCCCAGGATCTTTAATCTGAAGATTAAAACTTATCACAATTTTGTCTTCATCAGTTTCCTTAGCAAAAGTCTCGTGTTCTAACCAACCTGGAAATAACAATAGTGCACCAGTATAAGGTTGAACTTCCATCCTAGGATCAATCTGGAATATTAAAGAGTCACACCACAAATGATTTATCAATGGTGCTATAGGATTATAAAAACTAATACCACCAGAACCCTCTGGATGTCTAAGATAATATGCCCCACTAATCATAGAATTATAATGAGTGTGACGAGGGATGTATGCTCCCTTCTCATACACTGTCCACCAAGATTGTAAAGGTCGGAACTGTACATCGGGTACAAAATTTCTATATGCCTCATACACATTCTTCATTATATACATCATCAAAGGTCTATACCTTTCCTCCTGAAAAAGATTAAAGTCATAGTAACTAGTTGTACCGTGCTCTCCTCTCCTAAAAGAAGCGTTATGTTTTTCATAACTAACAATTGAATGATCATCGTATATTAACTTGATCATATCATCAAAAGAAGGAGGTGATGTTCTCACCTCCAAACAAGAGATACCTTCACGTGAATGTTTGTTCAGATTGTTATTCTCCGAATCAAAAGGGAACTCTGACTCAGGTGGTCCCATCGTTGACATATCAATCTTCAGGAATAGTTACTGTATCAGATGATGTGCTAAATGAAATGTCATCGTTGATCCCAAATTGCGTTGGGTACTCTATATTCATTACACCCTCAGTGTCAGCAAATGTAATAGTATCTTCAGTACCTAGTCCTAAAGTTACGGGTTGTCCTAACTCAACACCATATGGATACCCCACATAATCATCAGTATTAATAACGATATTATCCACGTGGGTATGCTTCTCAGCAATCTCTCTCAGTCCTACGTAATGATTGTATAGGTCACTCAATATACCTAGATCCTCATTCTGTTCTAGTGCGTGGACTAATGATTTCTTGGCAGACTCTGCTGAGTCTTTGTATACTTGACAAGTCATAGGGTCTCCTGGAGGTAACAGTACTTAAATCTTTTACGATTGTTTTCATCTAATAGAAACTCTTCGAGGCGAAACTCACCTCCTTCTGCTTCTACTTCTGATCTGATTTTAATTATCCTGCGTTGTGCTGCAACGCTAGGGTTAACAATGTATGCCATAGTATAGAACAAAATGTATCCCCTGTCAACTAAATGTCACAGGGGTTTTGGAATTTGGTCACATCGGTAGCAATATATTTTGTACCGTCTGACCTTTTAATCAGGAAGTCTTCACCACTCTCAATCTGAGTGGTGTATTTATCTGGATTACCTTTAAACTCTTCCTCGGTTAGTTCGATCATTTAATTAACCCATTAAGTTGGCCCAGTCTTCATTAAACCTCCTCAACCCATCATCTGTCAAGATATGGTTATACATCTTATCAAAGATGGCAGGGGGCAAAGTGCATATGTTAGCACCATACTCAAATGCCCTACCTACTTCTCTAACATTTCTAATAGAAGCAGCTAAGACCTGAGTACTTACGTTATGTTTTGCATATACATTAGCAATGTCTTTGACAAGACATAACCCACCAAAGGAGTTATCATCTACCCTTCCCACAAATGGTGACACAAAAGTTGCACCTGCTTTAGCAGCAAGGATTGCTTGTGCTTGCGAAAAGACAAGAGTTACGTTGACTTTAAATTCATTTTCCGAAAGTATATAACAGGCTTCTAATCCTTCTCTAGTACAAGGTACTTTAACTGTAACGTTTGAACCTAAAGAAGTATAAGGTCTAGATAATTCTACCATCTCGTGTGCTGTCTCTGCTGTAACCTCAGCAGACACAGAAGCATCATCTGGAAAGAGGTCAGAGATACGTCTGATTACTTCCAAAGGATCCTTGCCTTCCTTTAACATCAGGGAAGGGTTTGTAGTCACACCATCAATCAATCCTGTAGATAGGTGACTACGTATCACCTCCACCGAGGATGTATCCAAAAAGATTTTCATATTGAAAGTTGTTACACTCTAATTATAACACGTCTGTCAACTATATGCTTGTGCTGCAAGCCACGTGGCCATACCTAAAGAAGTTCCCATCACGGTGAGGCGGCTCATCCACCACATTATTTCGTGCTTGTATTTTGTAATAGTAGTCATAGTAATAGGGTTACGATTGTTCGAGTCCTAAGGTTGTCTCCATTGGAGCCATTCTCCCCCATCTACTTTACCATTTTTATCACGATCTGGACAGAATATATCGAAAGCAGCACTTACTCGTACTCCTGATCCTTTATATGCCCGTACAGCGTGTGGTAAGTTAGGAGGAAATAAAGTGAACTGTCCGTAGACATTAGGTATATCTACCTGTTCACCATCTAAGATATATGTAGTAGCCGTTGATACTTCTGAACCCAAAAATATGTTTGCAGATACTGACTGTTTAGTTTCTTCCCAACCATCTGGAACCCCGAAATGCAAGTGAGGGAATATCTTTCTATCCATTCTAAGGATGTTTCCCCAACAACTTATCCCTACCCTTTCATCTGATTTTAAAGACAAATAATCACCCACCACTGCTTTTATAAGTGGAAACCCTGTCACATTCCAAGCCTCCACATCTCGCACAAGATTATAATATGATGCATAACCAGTGATAGTGTCAGTAGGGTATCCACGATTACCTCTATCAGCTGAGTTCCTCGTTGTTTCAAATATACTCTCTTCACAATCCAACAAAGACTGCCTTAATATATCAGCAGTAGAAGTAGAACATATATACTGCTTAATATTATATCTCTCTAGATATTCATCCTTCACCCTTACAAATAAAGAGTTTAGTTTGACATCATCGAGTTTCAAAGTTGATCCTCCTGATCTTTCGTTGTCTTCTGTTTTCTTGGAACTGCTTATCGTCATTGCTTAAGACACCATTATCACTAGAACTATACTTATCTTGAGAAACTACCTCTATCAAAGTGAGATCCTCACCAGTAAAGGTATTACCAGTAACGGATGTCATATTAGAACACCCACAACATTTAGTTTCTATTGTATAGCTAGTCAGTTCTTTTTTGCAAGCCAGACATTTTATTGTTATCATTTGAATAAAAAATTAAACGGACATTTCTTTTCTTCTACATCGTCTTTAATGATAGTCCAAGACTGTTGAGGTAACCAAGTCTTTAATGCCTGAGATACTCTAAATTTTTGACGTATCTTAGAAGGTGGTACAACACCCTTACATCTCTGTAGAGTATACTTTCCATCTCTAGCACCACGGAACCTAACCATATACATAGGTTCGCCACGTGTTAGATTGATCTCAGGTTTATGGCAACTGTAAGCACCATTAACACTACGCAACCATCTACCTAGAGGAAACTCTGCTCCTATCAATTCCATACCTGTCTTATGGTACATATCAGGATAGGGTATAGCTTCAATCCAAAGATTCTTATTAGTAATCTCTGGCCAGAACATCATACTCTCATTATATTGAATGACTAAAAATCCTTTATAAGGAAAAGCACTGATATCCACCGATGCTATACCTTCCTGCACATAAAGATAGTCTTGGGATCTTTTTATGTCAAAACTAGTATCATATATTTGACCAGTAGATTTATCATACTTAAAGGAAATATCTTTCTGATTGAAAACTACAAAAGTATTTTCCCAATAGTGTCTCCAAGAAGGATCATTGTAATATGCAAAGTCCTTATGGTTCTCCTTAGTATATTCTATATATGATTTAGGTGATATGTAGTACCCATCCAATGCTAAAGGATGTTCTAGATCAGATTCATCCTCACCTTTTATTGTTTGTCTTTGATTCCCTTCAGCAGTTTGATGAATAGGATGCCATAGTATAGTAGTCATTAGGTGTCCCTCCTAAACAAATTCCAAGCACCACCTGTCACCCATCTACCCATATTATTATGCTGAGTAAATTTTGTCTTTAACCATTTAGGTGGATCCATATCTTTCCAAGGTTGTAAATTATATTGATTATTCTTACCACCTTTAAATCTAATAGTATATAAAGGATCTCCACGTTTGAGTGTAACCTTAGATGCGTGTGCTTTATACTGAGGTGTCATTGGCTTATGCCATCTACTAACTGGAAACTCTGTACTAAGATACTCAAGTCCAGTCTTATGAAACATCCTAGGAAAAGGAAGTACCTCAGCCCATATATTTTTTTCTTTATTGGGTAACCATACAAGTAGTTGCTGAGTCAACTCAAAGATCATTCCATCATTTTTAATCTCTTGAATTCTAATATAGTCTGTCTTAGGATCCTTGAATGACTTCTTAGTTATTTTACATAACTCTTTATCCCATTCAAATTCCAGATCAAGTTGATTAAAAATTACAAAAGAATTATTCCAATAACTTCTCCACGCAGGACAATCCCAATAGGTATGACCCTCGTGTAATTTCTTAGTATATTCCAATACACGTTGAGGACGTATGTAAACAACCTCTTGATGTAAAGGATGCTCCCAAAGTTCTTGAGAACCATTGAAGTATGGAGAATAATATAACTTCATAATACTGTTATCATACCTGACTTACCTGCCCCATTATTAGCAACAAATCTTTTTGGTGCTGCATCAGCATCAGTAACCAGTTCATACTTAAGTGCGTAAGTAAATCTTACGTGGTTTCTAAACGGTTGTGCTCTATGAGTCAAAGAACCATCAAACATTATACCCCTATTACAAAGAGGTAAACTACCGTGTATATAATTACCATCTATAAACTCTGTCCATCCCCCATCCTCAATATGATATTTTAACTGAGGATAGTATAGAACAGTATAGGCCTTCACACCTTTAATATTACGATCTATATCTTCGTGCCAACAAGGTTGCTCATAGGGCATAAAGCAATTAATATACATCCTTACGAGTTCAAACCCACTCAATGATATAAACTTCTCTCTACATACCTGATCAAACTTCTGATATATCTGTTCATCTTCACTAGGATTAATAGTCAATCCAGTAGGATGGGTGGGGTCAGTATCAACCTCACCCCACCTAGCATTACCTCTATGCACTGCATATTCAAATGCTTTCTGGTGCAATCTAGGTTCTAGGAAATCATCTTCAACGAATAAATCAAGTGTCACTTCTTCTTTTTAGGAGGTGGTAAAGGTTTCTGTTTGTTGTTCCATAGTTTTGGATTTGCTAATCCACCTGCTTGTTTAAACCCTATGAAATTTTTCTTATACTTGTCATAGTAATGGTCAAAAAGATGTACACTACTATCTGCAATAGCAATGTCGTAAGTGATCTTATCTTCTAACTTATACTCAACAAGATACGCTGTATAAGGGAGCTTCTTATTGTCTCCAGCAGCCTTGTCGCATCTTTCAGCAATAATTTTCATTTCTTAGTTGTGTTACTACGTGTTCTGTTTATGATAGAGATAAACTTATCACCAGCAAATGCACCAGCAAGACAGACATCTATCTCGTCACCATCTCTCCAATTCAAATCACCATTCATTTTGGTGTGTGTCATTGCAATTTGAATCTTGTCAATGACTTCTTGTGTTAGTCTCATTCTTCGTGAGTATGCTTTAGTTTACCAGACATTTCATATGCTTCTTTATTTCCACCGTGACCGTGTGCTATACCGAGCTCGTGCATCTTAGCGTGCTCATCAATAGGGTCTCTTAAATCTTTTTTACCAGATCCTAGTGTGAGATACAAACCCCATCCAACTAAACCAAAAAGAACTAAACCAAAGAATAAAATAAATCCTTGATCAGGAGTAAGATTCAAATGATGAATCATAGGTTGTTTCTCCCACGTACCAGGTAAATTATACACTGAAGGAGTTGATAGAAAAATCATACGTCGTTTGTGGAAATGGTCATTACATCAGATATTATCTCTGGATTATCTATCCATTCACGAAATTCATCATACAAATCTATACAGGCCTCGTGCTGTCCTTCAAGGACTAGTTCGTTCAACCGTTTTATAACCCATTTATCTATCTCTTCACGTTGAGTTTTTAGATCCATAGTCCTTGCGGTAATAGCGTCCTAGTATGTTGCTATTATAGTACGCAGGAGTACCATCTGTCAAGGACTCTGTAAGTACATCGTTGAGAAAGAGTTGTCTGGTCTCTTCAAAGTTTGTCTTCCCTCCAGTGGTGTGTAAGGAGAGGATCTCTCTTCTAAAAGAACCGTGTCCACAATTATTAATATCTTGCTTAAGTTCTCCACTACTTCCGTAGTACTTCTTCCAGTTACTTTCACTTGTAACCCGTCTACCGCCAGTTCTAGGCTTTCTCTTCTGCCAGAAATACTTTCTTCCAATGTATTTCTTGCCTGTCTGGAGATTAGTAATCCTGTAGACAAAACCGAAGAAGTCGCCAATATCATTAGAAGTGAAAGCTGCACCTTGGTAGTACCAGGGATTTTCATAATCGCTTTCGCTATTCGATTCCATCTCATAATAATTAACTCACTGTGTTATTTATTCTTGTGGGTAAACCCTTGATCAGGATGCCCGTATGTCTTATTCTCCAGTTGTGTTTTGAGAAACAAGACCTCTTGCTTGAGAGTATCTAACTCATTCTCTAGTAGGTCTATGTGTTCTTGGTAAACAATGTTCATTTCTTGAAGTCTAAGGTTCTCTTGTTCAAGTTCCCAGTCCATCAGTCCCACCAGGGGTCTGGTATTTCTTGATTGACTGTTCCCATTCCTTCATACTGCTCTGGCAGTCTGGTGGTTCGGGATCCTTGATTCCCTTTTTCCTTTTCCAATCGTTGTACATAGCTCCCATCATCCAACTTTGAGATAGGGACTTCGGTCCATTTTCTAAAAGTTCTGTCTGGTACTTGCCGTGTGCTTTCATTCCCAGGTACTCCTGTCGCCAATCTTCGGACTGTTCTTGTCCTATATCTTGGGTCATAGTTGAAAACCTGAGAAAGTATCTTTCTTAACATCCTGATTAATCCCTCCAATGAGATAAGATTCGACCTCAGTTTCCTGAGGTGCTACTTGTAATCCCTTAGAAGAGATCCAATGTTGTGTCCAAGGTAAAGGGTTACTCCTTAAAGGTATGTCATATATTGGTTCAAACCCTAAGGCGTGCATTCTTTTGTTCGCTATCCACTCAACATATTGGGATAGTAATCGATCGTTCAATCCTAAAATAGAACCATCCTGGAATAAGTATCTAGCCCATTCTTTCTCCTCTTCTACACATTCCTTAAACATATTAATAGTTTCTTCCTTTTCTTCTTCAAGAATCTCAATCATTTCTGGGTCATCCCCTTCTTGCCACTTCTTGATAATATGTTGAGTGAGGACAAGATGCTGGTTTTCATCTCTGGCGATGAAAGAGATAATTTTAGCGGATCCTTCCATAAGCTTGAGTTCCGCAAATGCGAAAGAGCACGCAAACGAGACATAAAATCTAATCCCTTCGAGGATGTTGACATTGGCAACTGCACGGTAAAGTTTTCGTTTTAAATCTTTGCTAGTCCATTCAGAATTTGGATGATCTCTCCAGCCAGGTTTCCATAGGTTACTTTGACCCCATTCTGCTGCTGCATTAAGGAAGTCATCGTAAGCTGCGGTCACAGACTTAGCTCTGTCGAGAATCTTTTCGTTATCGACTATATGATCTAGCACCTCAGAGGGATCTGGGTACACATTCTTTATTATATATGTGTATGAACGACTGTGAATCATTTCCATACACTCCCAAATGGTCATCGCTGACTCTAGTTCGGGTAAAGAGCAATAAGGACCAAAAGCCATACCAGGACCACGACCTTGTACACTGTCCAAGAGGATCTGGTACTTAAGATTGCTAGTGAAGATGTGCTTCTGGGTGTCGGAAAGAGTTTGATAATCTGCTCTGTCTTTCTGGAGTG